GAGCATGAGGTGGTTCCTATTGAAAGGAAGCCTTTTGTTTCCGATCCAATAAGGCATGATTTGAATAGGGTGTTGTGATGAATAGAAACATTCAGTTAGTTGAAAAGTCGTTAGACACCATCAGTCCCGAGTGGAAGGTAATGTTGGTAGCGTCGTTTACTGAAGATGAACTTGAGTATGACTTGTTTTCCAAGGGAACAGATAACGAGGTTGTGGCATTGTTGGCTATGGTTAATGCCGTAACGCTCAAGGAACTTGAAGATCGTGCATGATTGAGTTTACGCAGCACCCAATACTAAAGCCTCCTACAGATGAGGAGATAGTGTTCCTAGGGGAGAACCACCCTAAGCTGCTTAAAGAGCTACATGAGGCTTATGAGGGCCGCATACAGGCTGCTGAGGAAGATCCCGTTAGGCATGGGTTCAACCTGGATGGCTGGGATCGTATTAAGGATGGACTAGGAACATACAATGAGTGTCTGTGCCTTGGGGGGAACCGAAGCGGAAAAACCACCGGTTGCGCCAAAATTGTAATGGAAAGCGTTACTAATAACCCAGACGGTCATGTTGTTTGTTTTTCCCAGAACGCTGATACCAGCGTGAAGGTGCAGCAAGCTGCGGTTTGGGAAATGATGCCCAAGGAGTTTAAGAAGAAGACCAAGAGTGTTGAGGGATATATTAATTACTCAATGCAGAATGGCTTTACAGGTAGTAGCTTTATTTTTCCTGACACGAGGACTAGGGTAGATTTCAAAACCTACACCCAGTTTTCCAACAACCAAACCATATTAGAGGGTTTTGAGTTTGGGTTTAGGTCTGGGGATAAGCTAAACATAGGTACATGGCTAGATGAATATCTTGGTGACGATGCCTTGATAAACACTTTGCGTTTTCGGTTGGCTACTAGGAATTCTAAAATGTTGATAGCCTTCACCCCGATTAATGGCTACACTCCGTTTATAGCGGAATATCTAAAGGGTTCCGAAACCTTAAAAACTAAAAGGGCAGAGCTTCTGAACCGAGAACTTCCAGTCCAGCAGTATAGCCCGAAACGGGACGCATCGGTTGTCTATTTGCATTCGGACGAGAATCCGTTTGGAGGGTATGAGCGTATCGCCAAGGATTTGCGGGACAGGCCAGAAGAAGAAATATTGGTCAGAGCTTATGGTGTTCCTGTTAAAAGCATTACATCCTTGCTTCCGTTGTTTAATACTGAGGTTAATGTTCTTGGTGATGAACCCAACAAGTATGGAATGAGTTTTCCCGACGTGTCGGACAAGGAAAAGTTTACAGTGTATCAGGTGGTTGACCCTGCCGGGGCTCGCAATTTCACTGCATTGTGGGCTGCTGTAGATCGGGAAGGCTACGTTTACATTTGCCGGGAATGGCCTGACCGAAACACATATGGAGAGTGGGCCTTGTTTGGAGATCCTAAGTGGAAGCATGGACCAGCAACTAGGAAGATAGGTTTGAATGTGGAAGGCTATGCTAGTTTGTTCCGGGAAATTGAGGATGAACTAGGAGTGGAGGTGTTTGAGCGTATAGGAGACTCCAGATACTTTGCTAGGGAGAATGACAACAATGAGGATTTGTTTACGTTGTTTGACGACTTCGATATGTTGTTTCACCCTTCCGATGGGCGTATGGAAGAGGTTGGCATTAGCGCCGTTGACGAGTGGTTTACATATAACCCGAACGAGCCAATAGACGCTGTTAATAGGCCAATGTGCTATATACACCGGGATTGTGGCAATTTGATTGACAGTTTGTTAAATTACAATTCACAGGGTAAAGCGGATGAAGCCCTTAAGGACTTCTTTGATCTCATTCGATATTTGAGAATGGCAAATGGAGGAGAGGGACCAGATCACATTCAGAACAGGAGCTTGCTTGCTACAAGCAGATCAAAAGGAGGATATTAATGCCAAAGGTTAGAATAGGGTCTTTAGCCGATGAACTGGAAACAGATGTAAATGATTTAGTTTGTTTGGCAAAATCGAAGCTTTGTTCCTCGATGATGACCGGAAAGGGAGGCAAGGCTTTGTGGATAAATGAAGACGGCCAAGAAATATTGCGCAGAGCCGTTGATATTCCTGAAGTGGTTCCTAAGCACTACTCGGGCAAAGTTTTAAGGGGAGCCGCAAACCCTAGATATGTTTACGCTTTTGTAAAAGACTTGGAAGCAAAGGTTCCGGTCTGCATTCCTAGGAAACTCAAAAATACATTGATTGGAAAAAACATAAAGATAGAAGCAATCGAAGATGCAATCGGAGTCTCCTATAGATACGTCAGATGACATAACGACAAACCGTCGTTGGCTTTGCGAGCAGATTGATAGGTTACTTGCTTGGGAAATATTGTGCCGAACTGCCAACAACGAGGAAATTTACTCCATAAGATCTAGCGACTTGTGTGATAAGATAGGCGTTAGTCCACAATATTTCTACCACGTTTTCTCTCGAATTAAAAACAAGGTAAATGCAAAACACTTCGATTTCTGAATCGCTAACCTACGTTAGTGACGACCCTGATATTACATCCCTCCGATATGCCTATGACCAGTCTGTGACTGAACTTGAGGCATATTTTGATTTATGCCGAAGTAGCTATGATGATCGCCGAAATTGGTGGCCAGGAAAGAGCCGGGACCTGAGAAAGCACGGTGCTGATGCTTTCCCGTGGGAGGGAGCCTCGGACATGGAGAGCCATGTTATTGACGAGCGTATAACAAGATTGGTTTCTTTGTTCTTGTCTTCAATGAACAGAGCAAACATCCGAGCATTTCCTGTGGAGGTTGCCGACGTTCCAAGAAGCCGTGTGGTTACAAATTTTTTGAAGTGGATGGTAAAGAGTGGTTACATTCCTCGGTTTAAGCAGGAGATGGAACTGGGAGCCAACTATATGTTGGAGCGTGGCATTCTTATCACCTATGTTGGTTGGCACATGGAGGACAGGAGTTTCCTTCAGCGTTTGAGTTTAGATCAAATAGCATCCATTGATCCAGCATTGGCGGAATTAATATCGGAGGGAGAGGCAGACGATGACATATTGGCTATGCTTCAAACTAGCTTTCAGGGAGTTACTGAAAAAAGGGCCAAGAAAGCTTTAAGGGATTTGCAGAAAACCGGTAGTGCCGAGTTGCCAATAGTAAGGCGTCAGGTAAATGCTCCAGAGGTAAAGACACTAGCTCCAGACGGAGATTTTATTTTTCCCCCGTATGTTACCGATCCCCAACGGGCGCCATATTGTTTCTGGAAAACCTACTACACTCCGCAAGAGTTGCAGAACAAAGTAATTACCGATGGTTGGGATGAAAACTTTGTAGATTATGTTGTAGAAAAATATCGTGGCGTAAACATAGATTCCATCGAGCGTGAACAAGAGGGACGCAGGTCTATTAGTCTTACCGATAATGCCTATGAGGCTGAAGAGCTAATTGAAATTGTTTACGGTTATCAACGGTTGATAGACAAGGAAGACGGTTCAGAGGGAATATATTGTACCGTATTTCATCGTGAGTTTAGTGGAGTTGACGGCATTCCCGGCTATGCAAAATTTGAGTTGCTAAATGGATATGAAGACTACCCAGTAGTTGTGACCAAACTATCCGAAGACAGTAAGAGGTTGTATGATACGATGACCATACCCGACTTGCTGCGTGGCATACAAAACCAAGTAAAGATAGAGCGTGACAGTCGCATCGACCGGAACAGCTTGGCGACGGTGCCGCCCATCCTTCATCCTGTGGGACAGGCTCCAACAGATTGGGGTCCTGGCAGGATGATACCATATCGCCGCAAGGGAGACTTTGAGTTTGGCCCTGCTCCTGTGTACAATCAGGGGTCGATTGAAATGGAGAAGACCCAAGAAGCTCAGGCCGACAGGCTTGTTGGTCTGGATAGTGAGGGTCCAGTAAGTCAGATAAGGCAGCAGTTCTTGGTAGACAAGTTTTTAACGCATTGTTCCAAGGTGATAGCAATGTGCTACAAGTGCTTTCAGCGTTTTGGGCCAGACAGCATTTTCTTTCAGGTTACTGGTGTTCCAGACCCTCAGATGTTTAGCAAGGGAAACCCGGATGAAAGCTTTGACATAACCATTTCCTATGATGTTCAAAACACTGATCCCGAAAAGCAGGAGAATAAGCTAAACTCAATGATTTCTTTGCTTCAGTTGGATCGCAACGGAAGAATAAATGTAGATAATTTAGTTACGCTAATTGCTGGAAGCGTAGATCCGGTCTTGGCTGATAGCGTTCTTCAACCAGTGGAGGCTGCTCAGCAGCAAATTCTTAAAGATATTACAGATGACTTATCAAAAATTTATGCGGGAATCGAAATGCCAGCTCGTCCTAACGGCGCTCAAGCGGCTATTCAAATTATTCAGCAATATTTGCAGCAACCGGATATTGCCCAGCGTATGCAAACTGATCCTGCTTTCTCGCAGCGTTTGCAAAAGTATATGGGCCAATATCAGTTCTCTATGCAACAAGCTGAAAACGCTCAAATAGGTAAAATTGGTACGGCCCCAGCTCAGATGGGAGGAGTGCAGACCCAGAATATGCAGCAATGAGTTTAGAAAAAGATATACAATCTTTGCATAACTACGAGTCTTTTGCTCGCTTTATCAAGGTGATAGAGGCTTTGCGGGAGGAGTGCATAGGAGATATGCACGAGGCCCCAACCGAACAGCTTCAGCAAATATCTGGAAGGATAATTACATACGACCAGATATTGCAGATGGTTGACTCGAAAAAACTAGAAAAAAGACACAAAGATTTTTTGTAAGTTGTGATAGTATGTTTCCACGCAATCGCTAGGCGTAAATAGTGGAAACAGTTATGAACGATGAAATCGACACAGCCATCGCTGAGGCTGAACCAGAATCAGTGGACAACCAAAATATATCTGCGTCTGACTTTGTTCAGAGACGTAGTGAGGCAATTCTAGGGCAGCAGCCTGAAGAGGAGTCTCAAGAGTCGGCTGAGGAGCTAAGCGAGGAACCAGTTTCCGAGCAAGCTGCCGAGGATGATGTTCTTTCACAGTTTGATTTAGACAGTTTGTCGGATGAGCAGAAAGACGCTTTGCGTCAGAAACTCATTCCCGGCGCGCAGTCTCGCATTAGTGAGCTTACAGCTAAACGGAAGGCAGTTGAGGAGGAGTTGCAAACTATGCAGCTAAAAATCAAGGAGCCTGAAGTTAAGGACAATCCCCTTTCTAGTATATCAACCCTTGAAGATCTTCAAAAGAAGTATGACGAGGTGAATGATGTTATTAGTTGGGCAGAGGATCTGTTGTTTGAGTCCGATGAATATTCTGCTGACGATGAAATAACTACAGTAGAAGGTCGCCCGATGACTAAGGCCGAAGTGCGTAAAGCTCTTCAAAGTGCTCGAAAGTCGCGTGACGCATACATTCCAGACCAGTTGCAAACGCTTCAACGTCTGGAGAACGCAAAAACAATGCGTCAGCAGTTGGGCAACAAGGCAATAGAGGAGCTTGATTGGCTAAGGGACGAGAATGAGAATGAATTGAAAAATCAATTTATTTCAATCATGAACGACCCAAGGATAAAGCAGTTAGAGGAAGTAGCTCCTGAGCTAAATTCTCTAATACCTTACTATATGTCTCATGCTGTAAACAGTCTGTATGGAAGGAAACCAATAGCGGATACCAGCAAGCCAGCTAACAAGAAAGCGGTTAAGCTAACACCTCCTAGCGGTTCCACCCCAGCGTCTGCAATGTCTGAGAAAACTGAAAGGCTTTCTGTGAAGGCCCTGAAAGATCAAAAGAACCGATTTAAATCATCTGGACGCAAAGACGATTTCATCACTTTAAGAACCTTACAATTAACTAATCGCTAAAATGGCATTCTCAAATACATACGATACGACTAATCCTGGTTCTGGTGTTTCCAATAGAGAGGACTTGACTGATGTCTTGACTATTCTCGCTCCTGAAGAAACTCCAGTCCTTTCCTCTGCTTCCAAGCAAAAAGCATCCTCAACATTCGTTGAGTGGACGGTAGACGCCTTGTCTGCTCCTTCAACTGCTGGCATCCGTGAAGGTGCTGACGTTACTACGTTCACCGATCAGTTTGCAGGCCGCGCTCGTCTTGGAAACTACATCCAAAAGTTCCGCCGCGACTATCAGGTTTCTGATCTTCAGGAAGCTGTTGACAGTGTTGGACCCGCTAAGATTGCTCAGGCTGAAGCTAAAGCTATCCGTGAAATAAAACGCGACATCGAAGCTACCCTCTGCGGTACTCAAGATCGTGCTGCTGAAGACGGATCTAGCACTGCTTACGCTTTGCGTGGTCTTGGAGACTGGATTGACTCCGCTGGTCCTACTGATGTTCCTTCAGGATTCCGCACTCCTGCTGACAGCATTCATGCTGCCGCTGAAGGTGCTTTTACGGAAACTGTGTTGAACAACCTCATCACTTCTATCTTCCGTAAAACTGGAACGAGCAACAACCTCACGATGGTTGCTGACACTGCTGTTCGTCGCATTATTTCTGACTTTGCTCGCACTGCTGGCGTAAGCGGAACTGATGCTGACAGCGTTCGTACCGTTAACTACAACGGTGACTCAGCCCAGATCAAGCTTAGTGTTGAGTTCTATCAGTCCGATCACGGCATGATCTCGATTGTCAATGGCAATCCTGACTGTATGCCTGACACGACCAACAAGGACTACGCTTACTTGCTCAATCCTGAGTATTACGGCATCCACGAGCTTATCCCAATGGGATCGACTCGCCTCCCGAATCAGGGTGGTGGTGAGCGTGGCTACGTTGATTGCGCTTTGACCCTCGGTGTTTATCACCCACAGGCTCACGGTAAGATCGAAGAAGTTGCGTAAACTTTTTGTCATTATTAATGTGTGGGGAGGTTAGGCCAATCCTGGCCTCCCCTTTTTTTTAAATATGGAAATAATTACTAAGCTACCAAGGTATTCGGATGGGGAAATAAACAAGGCTTTCATGAAAGAAATCCATACAGGTTTCAAGATGGAGAAAGCCAAGGAGCAAGATAGAATAAATCAAGCTGCCAAAGAAGCCAAAACAAACGTAGGAAAAACTCATCCAATCCTAGGTAAGTGCGTAGCTAATATGCCTACTCGTGATTATTTTAGATTAGTAAATAAGTACGGACACGACACTGTTAACAGCAGAGAGTTCTTGCGATATTTTAATAAAAAGTTTCCTGAGCTAAGCCCAAATAGAGCTTAATGCAAGTAAAGTACAACAGAGACTTATACGACTTAATATCAGCTTTAGCTGGAGTATCTTCATTTACTACAAACGAAAATACTCAGCTTCTTAATTTTGCTAAACGCAGAATGTACGAGGCGTACCAAGCTACTCCAATGTGGCCTCGGTACTTAGTTGCCGGTGAAGAGAGGACAGTATCTAGTTCTGTAATTGCATTTACTCAATCAAGCAAAAACGATATTGCTGAGTTTATACGCATTCACCGGACTCAGCCTTTCCTTAAGAACTCTGCTTTGGAGTTTGATTTTTTTGTACAGTCAGATGGCGCTCATATTCTTAACCTAACAACTGCTGATGCTGACTCTGCGTTTGTTACTTACAAGAAGGAGCTTACTGACATTCCTAGTACCTGGGATCTTACTGGAGACAAAAGCACTCAAGAGATTCCTTTAGAATTTTTTTACTACGTTGCTCACAGTGTTTACGCTGACTTTCTTAGAATGGATGGGCAGCATGACAAAGCTTTGGCCGAAGAGCAAGTAGCTGATAAGTACCTAGCTAATGAGCTAGAAAAAACCGACCAAGTTATGAATAACAACACGGTCAAAAAACGATTTAACACATACGTCTCTAACCAATCTAGATAATGAACTCACGCACCTCCAATCTATACATCGGGAACGTAAACCCGAACGGCACTCCAGAAAACTTATCAGCAGCAACTACTGGTGCTGGAGCATCTTTTGCTGCTTTCCATGCAGACACTGATTATGTAGTTATTGATGTCCAGGACAACAATGTAATTGTTACGTTTGATGGATCTGCTCCCACTGCATCTAACGGCCATCTTCTTGTAAAAGAACAAGGACTCATTGTGCTAAGCAAGAACGCCGCTAAAGGAGCAAAGTTCCTTGGGTCTGGTGGAACGTCAATAATTCAAAGCACTGAGTTTGTAGACTAGTCCCTATGAGAAACGTAGGGCTTAAAAACATTTTTGAGTTCTTACGGGCAGGTCGCGTAGGAGCTAGAATCGGTGGAGTGGTATCCACTA